CGAGTTTCGCGTTTGTATTGATCGGCTAGCTCAGACGCTTTTTGCAATTTTCTATCTGCTGCGGCAGATAAACCCACATCGAAGTCTGGTTCAAAAGCCAAATCACGACTGTTAAGCATGTCGTTTATAAGCTTTTTGTTGGATTGGCCGGGGGTCTTCCCTTCCGCTAAATCAGCAGCATCCATAGCAGATACTGTTCTGGTAGCGCGTGGTGGGAATGACGCGCCCTCCTGTGTTTCTCTCAAAGGAACGTACTTACTTAACTTTTTTGCCGGAGCTTCTTTGTCAGCCATATTTACCTCAGCATTTCCATCTTGCTAGTGAAGCAGCCTTACGGGTAGGCTTGCCTTTTTCGTCTTTCATCGGCCCGGGCATACCAGACATACGAGCGCAGAATGACTTCTTGCGGGCACCGCCTTGTGGCTGTGGCGCTTTAAGGTTTGACCCTGTGGCTGCATTGTACTTAGCACGGCCTTTGGCAGTCAGCCCAGCCCCCTTAGAGACCGGCAGCTTCTCACCGCGACCTACTGCGAGGGATGGGGTTTTCTTAGCCATAAAACACCGTGATATGCGTGTTAGCGCCTAAGAAAAGTCGTATGCCGTTATGAGCAAGGACGCCTTCTCCGGGAATTGGTACGCTGTACCCAGTTTGATTTGATGCGTCTAGTTGCAGCAGCACATCATTCCACACAGTCACATTTCCGCTGGCTGCGCCAGAATTGGCGACAGTAACAGTAAACGTATTTGCAGTGGACGCTGTTTGAACTTGGTACGGGTTATCCGCCAAATCCCAGTCCAAATAAACCCAATCGCCCGCCTTCAAGCCGTGATTAGTTGCTGTAATTGTCGCTGTTGTGGTGGCCCTTGCGTAAGTTCCACTTATGCTTTGATCGTCCACCAAAACAGTGTACTCAGTAGCACCAGAAAACGGAAAAACAACCGCTCCTTTAAGGCGAGTACGGTACGGAACCATCAAGCCAGAAACTCCACCGTGTTGCGATTTAACGTCTGTTTGCATCATAATCAATCTCCTGTAATGCGGGGGCCGAAGCCCCCAAGATCAATTAAGCTGTACGGGTAAACACGTATGCAGTTGCACTGGAGAACATGATGGTGAAACGAGCGAGACCCGTTGCGCCAGCGGCAACAGTTAAGTCACCAAAGCTACCAGCGGTGTCGGCGGCTGCAGTTGACAAAATACCGTTTGTAGCTACAGCGAGCGTAACGACATCAGCACCAGCGGTGTTGTCAATAAATAAGTCAAACACAGTGCCCTGCGACGCGCCTAAAGCCGCACCGAGCAAAGTGCCAGTAGGCAAGGTGATGGTTGTAGCGGCGGCTGAAGTAGAAGTGATGTAGCCCGTTGCCACCTGCGCCGCAGTAGCTGTAGCCGTTGCGTTTATTGCGTTAGCGGATGTTGGAGTGTGGTCAGTAATAAATCCGTTTGAAGATATAACTGGGCCGGAAAACGTAGTACGTGCCATGATAATTCCTTACATACAAGTTAGGCGCATTAGTCTGTATGTAGTCAGCCGGGACTGTCTAATGCACCGGAAAGCCCGGATTGGCTGAAATATATCACTTTACTGTAGGGGGTGCAACTTTTTTCTTTCGGGCTGCTAGCATCTTTGCTTTCCATACAGGGTCGGCCCATAACGCCTTAGCTGCGGTTGCTTTAGCCGCTTTAACCTCGGCACGGTTTGCAATCTCCTTATTGTTCGCAGTCTGCATAGCAGCATACTCGGGATCGTTCCATTGGGCCTTTGCTTGGGCGCTAGTCTTGGCCTTGGACTCATCAGTGCTGCGAGCCTGTTTGATGCCCTCCTGACGCTTCTGACGCACTTCAGGTTTAGTCCATGCTTCGGTGCTTGCTTTTGACTTGTCAGCGCGGGCTTTAGCGGTACTCTGAGCGGCAATTTGCGAGGTGATTACCTTGTTTCTATACACGGGGTCTTGCCAATGCGCTTTGGAAAACTTGCTATCCACTGCTTTGTGGGCGATAGTTCGTACTGCTCCGCTTCCCCCCTCGCCGCCATCCGTAAGGTTAAACAGGGTGCCTGTGCCTATATCGCGTCGCCCATACAACGCAATCAGTTCAATCTCTTTGACGAACGCCTCTGCCTCAATTTCAGTCTCTAGCACTCGTTCGCATACCGCTATGTGTGCGCGTAGTTTAAGGTGGGATATAAAGTCTTGGAACGGCTTATTGTGCGACCCCCTTGACCAATGAGATAAGTCCCGATCACCTGTACCCTTACCAACATATACGGGCTGATTAGCTTTGAGCGGACGTGGGTCGCGGTACACGTAAACGTAAAACATAGAAGCTCCTGAAGTTGAAGCCCCACTATACCACAATGGATGGAGACTAGGTAAATTCGTAATCCGTTACGAATTAGGTTACGACACAGGTAGCGGGACTTAGTTACAGGTAACCCTTATAAAGACAATAAAAAAGGGCCCCGAAGGGCCCTCTCTGTAGCATAGAACCTAGGTTCTATGCGGGTTCGCTTAGGACGAACCGGGTGAGCCAAAGACTCCGAGCGGATCGCTCCATCCAAAGCTGTACCGCTCGCGGCTCTTGTAACGCACGTTCCCCGTATCAAAATCACCATCCATTCCATTTTGCAATGGGGTACGAACAAAGTGTTTCAAACCGTTAGGCACGTCAGTAGTCAAGTACCAGCCGTTGCTGTCAGTCAAGAAGTTGTTGACTGTGTAGCCTTCTGCGACCGAACCGTTGTTTTTCAACGCGTTGATGTCGTTATCAGCAGTACCAACACGGAGGCTGGTTTCTAACAAACGAGTAGCAACGAACTGCAAAGCAGGGGGAACAATCAGCTTCTTAGGCTTAGCAGCGATCAGCAAACCGCGCTCGTCAGTCCAAGCAGCGATCTGGATAACGGCGGCTTCCAAGGAAGTCTCGTTAAGGTCAGCGCCAGTTGTAGGACGATTGCTGTTAGTGCCGCCACCAGTCAAGGGGTGAGCAGTGCTGAACAAAGGTACGCCGTCACCGCCGTAGTACTGAGACGAGTTAGTGAAACCGTTGTTGATAACAGCAGCAGCCTTAACTTGCTTGGTATACGCCATAGCACGAGCCAGACCTTTGGTGTAACGAGCAGACAGTGAGTCATACAAGTTATCTTCCACAGCTTCTTCAGTGATGGAGAAGCCCAAGGCGATGGTTTCGTGGTTGTAACGAGTTGTCCATGCTTCCTGTGCATTGTCATAAGCGATGGCTTGGCCCTCGTTCTTAACAGGTGCAGCAGAGAAACCAGACAGCTTTGTCTCTTCTTCAAAAGAACGCTCAGAGGTTTCAGTCTCGTAGAGTTCCTTATGCTGCTCACCGTAGCGAGCATATTCCAAACCAAACAATGCGTTCAATCCGGGCAAGAGTTCTTTAAGTAGTTGTGCGCGTGAAATAGCCATGATTTAGCTCCTTTTACAGACCAACAGCGTTGCTGTAAGAGTGGTATCCGGGGTTGAACTTCACCAGAATATCAGTATATGCGTCACCCACTACGGAGAACCCAACCATGTTTACAAAACCAACGACGCGGAAAGCGGCGGTAGTAGTAACAGCGGAAGAGCCAGCCACAACGGAAGCGGTAGAGTTACCAGTAGATGTACTACCGGTAGAAACTGCGCCAGTGGAGAAGAACACGTTTGAACCCAGAGCAGCGATGGTAACAGTACCAGCAGACTGAACTTGGAACACAGTGCGGTCATCATCAATCACAAATGCTGTAGCGTTCAGCGAACCGGACGGGTAGTATTGTGAAAAAACGGTTTGACCTTGTGCGTTAACGTAAGAGCAACCAACGAACACACCAACAGCGCCGGTGTTAGCAGTGCCAACAGGGAAACCATTTGTAGTTGCGTCAGCGCCAGTAGCAGTAACGATTTCAATGTAACCTGTAGATTTAACGTACACCAAACTTCCGTTATAGACGTTTGCGCCGTATCCAGCAGGGTCGAATAAAAACGAGCGAGTGCTACCTGCGTAAGGTAGGCCACCCAACTCATTTACGGCACGGAGGCCGTAGGGAGAAGCGGTAGATGCCATTTAAGGACTCCTAAAAAATTTAACCACCAGAACCAAAAGTAACCTTCGATTTCTTGTCCGAGAACAAGGGCATACGAGGATCACTATCTTTGAGAAAGTTATTGTCTACTGACTCCATCTGAGCTTTGTTTTGATTTGCGTAGTACGCATCTCGCTGTTTCAAAAACTCTTCCGGAATACGGCAAAGCAATAGTCCGCCCACTTCGATGTTTCCTTTGAAACGACCTTCAGTAGAAGCGTGCACCAATAGCTCGGGATATTCTTCCGCTTTCACGGGTTCATAGCCTTCGCGTAACTTAGAAGAAGTATTACCCGGATCAGCCTGCCCCAACATACTAATGCGAATCCACCGATGTTCCCAACCCGGACGTTTATCTGGGGATGGTAGTGTCTCTGGAGGACGCCACGCTGTTGGGCGAGCGAAAGACTCGCGTGTATCTAGTTCACGAACCAGACGATTTTGAGCTTTTTCTACTACTGTAGTCTTTTCCATTTTTAACCTCTATTAAGTAAAGCAACCTGTTTCGCGTATTGTTCTGGAGTCACCCCAAGACGGCGAGCTATCGCCACTTCAGATGCCTTCAACCGAATACGGTTAGGTGGTGTGCTGCGGGTAGCCGGAGCTACAACCGAAGCTGGTTTTGTTGCACGGATGGGAGTGAAATCCTCTTCCGGTTCTGATGACCTTTTCTTTGGAGGCGGTTCATCATCCTCATAGCTCTGAGAATCTTCAAAATTCTCAGGAAATCGTTTGCGCATCGTTTTATCGATGGTTTTAAAGTACTCTTCAGTACCTATGTAATCCGGACCATACTCTCTTTGTAATTTCCTGTCAAGCCCAGATGCTGCAGCGGTCATTTCTTCGTCTTTACCCCACCAACTAGAGTTAGCTTCTAACCACTTAGCGGTGCGAGGGTGCGCCGGTGCTTGCCTAGCTGGGGGCTCAAACTCCTGCTCCACTACTGGAATAGGTCTCATATTCTCTACTTTGTCTAGAGTAAGAGTAGCTCGAGCAATCTTCTTCTGGGCAGTTACAAGACCATCGGCATCGCCAGCGTCGTAAGCCTCTTTGTAGCTACGTTCTGCGGCCTCTAACTCACCTTCAGCAGAGGTTTTTGACTGGGCAATATAGGCTTCACTGCCGGTAGATAGCTGTTTCTGCAAGCGTTTATTCTCTTCAAATACCTGCTTTGCAAAGGTTTCAGCAGCCTGCCGTTCGCGCATAGCCTCTTCTTTTGCCCGCCGCTCATCGTGGTATCCACGGGTGAACTTCTTAATTCGGGCCTGCACTTTCTCGTCATACGAGGCTAATTCTTCTTCCGAAGGGTCCTCTGGAGGGGGCGCAGCTTTACGATTACGGTCCTCTGGGGGTGTATCGTTCTCAATTTCTACTACAAACTCTTCTTCTACGGGTGCCGTATCTACGGGTTTACCCTTAGCTTCCTTCTCGTCAGGAAACTGGAAATCATCTCCAAATTTAGCCATTTGTTACTCCTTATGCAGCGCGGGTAATTCCACGCGGGTCTTCAACGGTAGCCTCAACTGAGTCGTCGTTAATGATTCGGAACTCACGCCCATGAATCTTCAAACGAGTGCCAGAGTTAGGTCGGCAGATAACGAAATCACCTTCCTTACACGAGGGGCCGTTAGGGAAACGAGTTACGTCTTTGTACGCATCTGGACCCACCTTGACTACAAACAGCACTGGGGTCAGCACTTCTTCGTAATACATAGATTGGCTAGACTTGATAATTCCAGACTCACTCTCAGCAAAAGACTCCATTGCTTCTGGTACTACACAAAGCAAGTGAAAGGTCTTCGGGTCAGGCAACTGCTTTGCTTTTTCTTCGGAATCTTTATTCAAAATCCCTGAGAGGTCCACCGCAGCGGTATCAAATTCATTCATCTTCAAAGTTCTCCATACGTTGCACGAGGTCGTTAACAATAGTTTCTGCATGGCTCAGACCCCGGATGATCCCGCAGATGTGCCGATATTCAGGGTAGTCCCCTGCTCTACCGGTGGAAAGAAAACTCGCTTGGTCCCCGCGTAACTTGTCAATCTCGCGTGCAATGTGTGCAAGTAACTTATTGTTGTCCATCATTTATCCTTGTTAGGAGGTTGTTGACGTTGCATGTAGGCTGTGCGTTGCTGCTGAGCCATTTGTGACTTGTGTTTAGCCATGTCTACACTCATGCGAGCACCTTCAGTTTCCTGCTGCCTAGTAACACGTTCACGGGCGACTGCTGTATTAGCATCTACCTGCATACGTGCAATTTCTTTCTGTGCCTCGATGCGAGAGTGCTCGATAGTCAGTTGAGCTGCTTTAGCTGACGCTTCCGCTTGCTGTTTCTGAGCTTTAAGCTGGAGCTCCTGTTGACGAATCTGTAACTCTTGTTGTTGCATCTGTACCACTGGGTCTTGCATTTGCTGCTGGGCCGCTTGCTGTTGAGCCTCTTGCTGGTGCTGCTGGAACAACTGCTGTGTAGCCTGTGCTGCTGCGATCGCAATCTGATCGGCGATCTGTGGCGAGACATCTTTAGTCTGGTCTTTATCTGGGAGTGTCATGCCCATCTTCTCTTCGATCTGACGGCGATACTCGAACGCAATGTGCTCGTTAATGTGCGCCATAGCCGTAGCCATGATTGCCTGAGCCTGTGGGTTCATCTGCATCAACTGCTGGATTTGCGGGTCCTGCATCGCCATCTGGTGAACCGCAATATGCGCTTGATGGTTCTGCTCGATGAACGCCTTGACCGGTTTGCCCGTCAACAAGTTCTGGTTCTCTTGCACTGGGTCGGTCGGCACTTGGTCATCTTCAGTAGGTACAAGTTTCGCCGCGTTCTTTATGCCCAGAATCTCAATCATCTGGCGGTGCAACAGAGGCAAGTCGTACAACTGAGGGGCTGACTGTGCAAGCTGCAGTACAGCCTGATACTGCACAATCTTCTGCGCCATCGTCGCTGCGTTAGGGTCACTGACTGGGATTACATCCACAGCGTCGTAGTCAGACTTCTTAACATCACGGTTGCCGTTCTCTGGCTCGTATGCGTATTCTTCTGGTGTGTAGTCGGCAATGATGACTTTGAGGAGTTTGAACTCTTGCTTCATAGCGTAGTGCAGTCGCGCTTGCACTGCTGTCATCACCTTCAGAGTCCGCTCTAGCAGAGCCAGAGTTGTACCAACAGGAGCATTGGCGCTCATGTCGCTGACGTTCATATCACCGCTTGATGCGAAGCTGCGGCCTTCTTGCACAATATTTTGGAACAAAGCAAACAAAACTTGGCTTGGCTCTTTGTATGGAAGCGGTAAGATGTTGTCACGGATGCTTCCACTAGGCACATCTACGTCTCGGAACTCTCCGGGGGAGATCGGTGTATCGTCACCCTTAATACGTAAGCCGCGAGACTTTAAACCACCGGGCAAGTTAGACAACGTACCAGCGTCCACCAACTGACGAATCAGCATGGTAGAAGACTTAGCGTATCCACCAATTAAGTGAATCAAACCATAGCCGTAGAACCCAAAACCGGGGATGTATTGATAGTGAACAAAGTGCTGGCGTTTCAGGTGTAACTTGTCACCTTCGTACCAATTGCGGCGTACAGCCAGAATCTTCGTTGTACCCTTCTCTACTGTCACTACGTATGGCAACGCAATACCTGTGGGCTCACCATCTTTGTCCACATCCTCAAACCCTTCAAGGTCCAAGTCAACGTGCATCTCAAGAACACGGTAGCGGTTATCCTGAGTCGCAGACAGACCCATTTCTTCTGCTTTTTGCTTCTCAATCTCGTCAATTTCGTTTGATGGCTCACCTAGGTCCACGTCTATGTAGAATCCTGCGGCTTGCAGTTTCTTCAACTCGTTAGGTGTCTTGCGCATTACGTGTGTAACACGCTCTGCTGACTCTAAGTTAGACGCGCCGTATGGGACAACAATGTCTTCAGCGGGAATAAACATAGCGACTTGACGACCTTTGCTTGGGTCGTAGTACACCTTCTTAAACGCACTACCTGCTAGAGGCAGTGACCACAATAGCTTCTCGTGCTCTGGGCGATACTCAACCATCACCTCAGTAAGCTGGTAGTTCATGTCATCACGAACACGGGCTGCGGCTTCTTCTGCTAGTAAGTCAATAGCTCCAACGATCTGAGTCTTGACGGGGCCCATCGCTGGGAACGTCTCCATCATTGCCTCTGACTGGAACCTTACAACTGACTCGGTGAGCATCGGGTGGAACACACCACAAGCTCCTTGCCAAGGCTCTGTGCGCTCTTCGTACTTCAGGCCCAACAACTTCAGACCATCTACGTATGTACGTATCCAATCTTTACGATCGTTCAAGTCTTTATCTACTTCTTCTACAAGCTCTGCCCCTAATGAATCTAGAACTGACTCATCAAGGAACTCTGCAAGGTTGGCATCAAACACTTCAGCCGTATCTTCTTTAGGATCAATCTCAATCTCTAGCCCGTCGATACCAATAGTTACTGACTCTGGGTCTTCAATCTCAATCTCAATTTCTGGCGCGTCGTTCTCCATATCGGCTAAGCCTTGAGGAGCTGCGTATAAACCTTTGTCCATGATGTATCCTTAAACTGTGTAGAACCGCTCACTGCGGTAACCCTTGAACCATTTGATATCTTCAGGCTCGTCACTTGGTAGGCGAAGAAAACCGCCCTGACGGAACCGCATGAGTGCTAGAGTGGTCGCGTCAACCAAGTCATCGTGCTCCCCAGAAGGGAACGCAGCGATCTCATCCACTAGCTCTTCAGCCCAGCGGGTACGAGGAACCCATACTTTCCCAGACGCAATTATGTCCGAGACTGCGTTCAAACGGGCAATTTTGTCTTGCCCCTTACCCGGAGTAAATTCTTGGGCCGGTATGCCCATAGCCCGGAGCTCATATATTAGAGGTGCGCCAGACGCTTTCTTCTCGATCAATACTCCGTCAGGCTCATACTCGTTGTACTCTTTCAGAACATCTCGTTTTAGGTCGGGATATTCGACACGTTTCTTATATGTGTTTAAAAGGATGATGTTTTTCGTCTGATCTTTATAGTGCGTGAAGATTCCCCACGTCGTTCCAGCAGAATAGTCAGCCCTATTGTTTTTCTCAAACGCCGTGTCCCACGTTTGTAGGATGTATTCACAGTCTGGCGGGTTATCTTCCTCCCACCACTGCCACCAATCGCGTTTTACGATGGCTGACTCGTTGCCCACTGGGTTTTGCTGGTACTGAGCCTGCCATTTAGAGTTCGGGAGCTCGTCTTTTAGCGCTGAAAGCTCCTGCATTGACCAAAATTCAGGCCAAAGTGGGGTGTTGGAGGGCAAAATAGCCGGAAATTCGATCACTTCCCACTCTTCACCAGACCTTTGGGCCGCTGCTTTGAGCACTTGGCCCGTTAAATCCCTCTGGGCCCACCGTGTCATCACTATAACAATAGAGCCACCGGGCTGCAGACGCTGACGCGGACCTGACGTGTACCACTCATACACTTTATCGTAGATTTCTGGGTTGCTTGCTGCCATCGCAGCCTCTTGCTCCGAGTGCGGGTCATCAATAATTAGTAGGTCAGCGCCCTTACCGGTCACCGTACCGCCCACACCAATCGCAAAGTAGTCACCGCCCTTGGATGTGTTCCACCGGCCCGCCGCTTTCGAGTCCGCTTGGAGCTGCAGCTCTGGAAAGTTGCTGTGATATACCTCAGAATCTACCAAGTTACGTACCTTTCGTCCAAACCCCACAGCTAGCTCGCCTGTGTTAGAACTCTGGATGACCTTCTTATTAGGGAACTTCCCTAGAAACCAAGCTGGAAGAAGATAAGATGCGAACTCAGACTTAGTATGACGAGGAGGCATGTTAATAATAAGACGCTTGCACTCACCTCGAGCCACACGCTCGAACGCCTCAGCCATCCTCTTATGGTGCCGCCCAGATATAAACGAAGGCCACATCTTCTCAACGAACTTGATAAATTTCTCTTGTATGAGTTCATTTTCTTTGAGCTTCTCCAAGTGAATTAGCTGGGTCTCCAACACTCGCAGGTCCGCTTCTGTCATGTGCGGCAGGATGCTCGGTATATCCTTTAGCGAGATGTTGTTGAGGTTACTCATTCTTCGCCTTTTGTATACACGTCATCGTCCACATGTTCATTTTCTAGCGTTTCTTGTGCATGTTCTTCTACTTCCTCTATCTCCTCGAATGTACCTTCGCTGCTAACCGCAAGCTGGGCATCTAGGTCGTCTATGGGTGTGATGTCTGTAACTGTCGTATTGAGCAGCCGCTTGACGCGCTCCCTAATACTGTTCTCTAAATCTATGGATGTCTTGTGGTGGACGGTAATCTCACTGCGCTCTGTGAAGATTCCAATATCTGAGTGCTTGCCCAAAAGCTCCAGAGCCTTCAGCTCGTACCTTGGGTCTCCGCAGTCTGCTAGCTCAATGAGTTTGTTTGTGATGAAGTGCCGTGCCTGAGTAGCATCCGCAATAGCTTGATAGTCGTATTGCTTCAGAATTGCTGAGGCTTTCTTGGCTACCCCGGGGCTGGATAGCGTTCTAGCTATGTTGCTTTTGTCCGCACCCTTAATTAGGTTGCGTGCTTTCTCTTCATCTTCTTCTGTGTAGTCGATGCTCCCACCAAGCTGGTCAATTAAGTCAGCGGTGTTTACGGCAATAGCAATGCTATCCGACTGAGTCTTAGGCTGCTCATCGGACAAATCAAACGGCAATGGATGCTCGGATGTTGGCGTAATTTCTATCATGTGCACCGGGTTAACGGGGGTTTCGGGCCGACTATAGCATAGAAAAATATATGGGTGGGGTGTAGCCTTTTTGAAAAGTGACGGGGGGTGTTTCCGGCAAGTAAAAATAAATGTAGTCCCGCCGAAAAAATATAGGGGGTGGGGGGTATTTTGTACTACATCGTTATGAAATGTTTAAAAATGGGCGTCGAGTGTGCAGCTCATAGAGTAAAGGACTTAGGAGTCCCTTGTTGAATTTTGGGGTGGTGGGGTGTCACGGTGTCGGTTTTCCTAACAATGTTAGGCCACTAGGGGCCAATTAAATAATATTTATTGTTCACGAAAATATGATTCAAATCGTTACATTGTGGTACATTTACCCCATCGACAAAACGTTGATACCGCTAATAGGTCGGTTTACCTATCATTAGAAGGTTAGAGTTAACATTATGAATACCATCATAACTACATTGGTTCAGAGTCAGATCGCAGCATTGCGTATGCGTGCCGTAGAATCGGAGAGTACAGTTTACGGCGCACGGCGTGAGTATGCGAAGGGTATCAACGGGCTTTCGGATATCGCTTGGTATCGTGACGGCATTACCTTACCCGATGCAATCAAGGCGGAAAAGTCAGAGTACTATAAAGCCCTTAAAGCTATCGGATACACGAACCCCTCAAACGCTTGGAAAATGGTCAAATTGTATGCGTTCGAAGCGGCGAAGGTTGAAGGGTTATTCGGCGAAGTAGCCGATGATGGCGAAGGCGAAGGCGGCGAAGGTGAAAGCGAAACACGCCAAAACAAATCGATGACTTTGCGCCTTATCGATGAGTTGACCATATTGCATAAAGCATGCACGAAAGAACGTGATACCAATGGGCATCAATACGAAGGCAAAGTATTTAATGCACATCACCACGTAATCGAAGCGTTGAAAGCGTTAGACGTCAAGATCGGATTGTAATCGGAAGGGCTAGGGTAAACCCCTAGCCCCTAACAATGTTAGGTTTAACTGGAGAAAATCAAAGTGCAAATCGATAAAAAACAAGCTGGTGTTTTGTTAGGTGCAATAGCCATGATGGAATTTGAAACCTCTATTTCGCTATACACAATGGAATTAAAATTGGAATTACTGAAATTCCATGACGGCGAAGATGCAAAGCTAAGAATCTGGGATACGCTTTGCCAAATCCAAAATGAAATGGATGCGCTCGCCCTAGCCTAACATTGTTAGGGTAAACCCGAACCTCTGAGAAATCAGGGGTTTTTTTTCGCCTCGATTTTATCGGGGCTTTTTTTCGTTCACGCCTAGCCTAACATTGTTAGGCTACCCCTTAGCTATGTTTTAGGCAGACCAGTTCCGTAGCAAGGTAGCCCCTGTTACTTTGTGTTGTGCTGTTATGTTCCTTAGCTATGTTGTAGGCAGACCAGTTCCGTAGCAAGGTAGCCCAACTTGCTTTTTGTTTGCTTTGTTACGTTTTGCCGCCCATTTTTGCTCTGAATGTAACGAAACGGGGCATTACGTAACGCGTAACATTACATAACAGTGTTAGGTTTCATGCGGGTTGCGGGGCGGAAACTGAATGTTATTGCGTATAATGTTGTAATTGTTACGTTATTTTCAACATGATGTAAGAGTCAAACTTGGAACGAAGGGAACACCAAATGCAATTTGCACCACGCTCATAACCCAAAGGAGGGATTCATACAATCAAAAAAACTGTAACATTAACAACATTATATATATATATATTTATATTATTCTTTCTTTCTCTTTGTTTTCGCGGGCTCACTCTGTTATACTCGCCGTTACGTTATGGCTGTTTTTTGCCCTCGACTTTGCCACTTCGTTACATTGCCCCTAACCACATTTCGTAACAATAGGAATACCATGCAAGACTCAAAATCCTTAGACGATGCTTTCACTACCGCAATCGCACGAGTACAGGCTACACAAGCCGCACAACCAAGCCCAATCGAATCCGTCTTTGCTTCCGCAATCGCCCGTGCCAAAGCTGGAAACCATTACAGCCAACAACCTAACATTGTTAGGCCAGTAAAACAACCCAAGCAACGCACAACCAATGGCTTGTCACTAAACATATCCAAAGCCCTATTCGAGCAGCTCGAACGGTTCTGCGATGAACACCATATGCCACGCTCTAAAGTAATTCGCCGTGCCGTTTACGACCTGATGCGCAACCCGAAGCAGAATGCACCACGACTGCCTAAAGTAGCCTATGCACCCAAACGCAACGCAGTAGTTAATTGGTCACTATCTAGAGACCGTGAAGAATTGGACGCAGTATGCGCAGACATGAAGCTGACAGCATCGGAGTTCCAACGCAAGGCAATCTATCTGTATACCAAAGCCAATGTAAGCACAGACGCAGTGGAAGCAAAGGAAGCAGCAGCCGATGGGTGGGGAATACCGAACACCTAAGCCCTTAACGAACACCCAAAACCGTTAACCAACCCCGAAACCTTTACTCTTCCCCATGACTAAAGCCGCCGCTTACGCTTGACTTAGCAATCACATTGTGTTATAATTAAAGCTCAAGTGGGGAATACTCGCTTGAAAACGAAGCAGTTAGAAACCGACCTAACATTGTTAGGTCAAACATCAGAAAGGTTAGATATGGATACGACCAATGCAACTCCAACGTGCCGCACATGCGGTGACGATATAGACTACCGCCGATACCAACTAGGCTACCGTGTTTGCCTGTGGTGCGGTGAAGAAGCAGCCACCACCGAGCGCATGTCATGGTGTGTGATACAGGAATACACCAAGGGCAACTATCAGTTAGTAACACCTGCTAGCGCACCCACAACCTTGAAGCAGACTAATCCTAAGAGCATACGGGGGTAACACCATGACAAACAACGCACGAATCTACACCAACCACCTAATTGGTATGGCACAAGACGGAGTAATTTCTTGGATGGACTTGGCAGTTGCATGCCTTGGTTCCATGTCAGAAGCAGACGCTAAAAGTTTAGCCGAGGATGACTACGAAGTGTATGACTTGGAAGGGGGGGATGACGAATGACCACAAGCACAGCAACATTTGTGACTGAGGACAACAAGTATCACATTGAGGTACTAGGTAATGGGTGGGCGTACAGCGTCACCGACCAACGCACAGGGAATAACTTTTTCCTGCAAGACCACGATGCCGAGCTACTCCAACGAGAGACCGACGACTTTGCGTGTACTGGCGCACTGGACTTATATATGGAAGCACTTGGGGGTGAAGCATGACAAAAATCACAGCGACCAAGGAATACTACTCGTTCTACCTTGAGGTCACCGACCCGCTGAGTGGGGAGACAGTGCATGTTGAGTGGGATGGCCTAACATTGTTAGAGGCAAAGAAGATGCACAAGCTGACCGAGAAACGCTACTCGAGACCTGCGATGGTGGAGACCTATGGATGGGAGTTGATGCGATGAAAACGCTAGCAGTAGGAGTAACACTATCGGGTGCGTATTGGACATTTTTGTTTGATACTCGTGAGGAAGCATTGGTATTCGTAGACATAGCAAACATGCTACCCAAGCCCGACCACGAGGCATGGCATGACATACATTGGGACTTAGTGGAGGTTGAGACCACGACTGTCGCTGAGGCGATCAAACAATTTAAGGAGTACTGAGATGAGCAAGATATTCAACAAGCTACTCGTACTAGTGTATGTAGTTGCGTTCGCAGCTATTGTTCTAGACATTTTTTACTGGAGACCATGATGGATGAATCAGTACGGTTGATTGATGCCGAGCATGAGATGAAGTTGTTACTTAGCTACCGACCTTGGGAAGGTGAGCCTGACACAGCCGAGTGGACATGCCAACGCACGGGGTACAAGTGCAGGATATGGCGACACCCAGAGAACAGAACTCTTTGTGGATACGTGGGTATACCTAGAGACCACAGGCTTTATGGATTAGACCATACCGACTCACGAGTGCAATCGGAGATAGACATACACGGTGGGCTGACATTCTCAGAGCAGAAGGGTGATGGGTTCACATGGTATGGGTTCGACTGCGCCCACATGAATGACTTTTCGCCGGGGATGTACCTAACATTGTTAGGCCAATGGCATGCTGATCTTGCCCTACTCGTTGGGGGTGACCCGCACGAGTACCGCACATGGGAGTGGGTAGAGAAAGAGGTTACCGACTTGGCGTTACAGCTACTACATTTAGCCGACTATAAGGATAAACATGTTCCATAGATTCTACGTAACAGGATGGAGTACCCGCATTGGATGTTGGGTGCCCGAGGTCATCGAGGCCAAAAACAAAACGGCGGCGAAGGAGCGGTTCAAGTTGAGCTGCCCCACGTTGAAGAAGATTAAAGCGTACCCGCTACGGGACATAACTTAGGAGAATGAAATGTTTGGAAGCCCTATTAGGATTGAAAGAATACCCTACATCAGACACTTTGAGGAAGCGAAGCAGATGTACGAGAAGATCAAGCCCATTCGTGGGAGGTCAGATGGCAAGCGACCACTAGCAGACCGCAGTGCCGTGGATAACTACCACATACTAGAGAATGGGGATGGTAGCTATTCGTGCGTGTTGTACCAAACCAAGGTGCTTACTTTTTACGCAGACGATACCGTGAAGATTGACACAGGGATGTGGGAGTCACAGACGACCCGAGCCTTTATTCAGAACATCCTTGGGCTAGGGTGCTACCGCAAGAATCAGCACGATGTACTGTTGTTGAATACACACCGCAGGGTTGAGCCGTTCTGCATACTAGGGAAGGAGCCGACTGTTGTCCGTCAGGGGCGGGACTCCGAGGTGTGGGAACTGGTAAAAAGTCCGGTGACCACGGAAGTTAAGTTGCTACGCAAGGAAGCCAACGCCGCCTATGCTAGGTACAAGGAGTTTACCGACTACCTAAAAAATAGCATGAAGCTGCGAGCGGATGAGAATGGGCGGGTACAAATTTCCGCTGATGAGTTAGCCAATGCGTTTCCCGAGGGTTCACCATTTCGCAAATTGTACTGGGGACACATGGACTACAAGGAGTACAAGACATACAAGGAGATGGGTGAGTTGTTCTTTGGGATGGCGGGAGCCACGAGCGATGACAAGCACGAGAAGTTCTACCATGCGACATTGCTATTGGTGGCAAACGCAAGGGGGATTATGTTGGAGCATGCGAGTAACAATCCGCACGGTGCTTGGCGAATTACTGACAGTGGCAAGGGCATGCTCAAAAAGTTCAATGAGTTGGTGCTCAAGTGGCACAGCAAAGAGGTGTTCAAGGTTACTCCCGCTAGGGCAGGTGTAGTGCCTAACCCGAAGTACAAGAAGTATGTGAGTGCAGAGTAAAGGTGGGTTTTTTGAGTGTAAAGGTCGAGCTTACGCTTGACTTATGTATCACACTGTGGTATAATATGTGTTCTAGCGGGGTAATTCTGCCTTGCTAGTGTAGTTAGAAAGTGGCCTAACAATGTTAGGTATATCAGAGTAATTAGAAGGAATCAAAATGGCTGAAGTATCATTTGGTAAGAGCATCACGCTCAAGCAAGCAGCAAACTTAATTTGCAGCAACCCAACAACCCGCTTCCTGTTGCAGGGCGAGCCGGGGATTGGCAAGAGTTCCCTGTTGGAGATGATCTCCGAACGGCTAGGTTATGAGCATGCGTATATTGACGTACCCAATATGGACTTGGGCGACATTGCGATGCCTGTGATTGACCACGAGACCAAGACGACCCGCTATTACCCCAACGCACGGTTCAAGGTGCATGAAGGCAAGCCTGTGGTAATCATGTTGGATGAGTTCACCAAGGGCGCAGACCCAGTGAAGAATATGCTGCACCCGATGTTGGAGAAGGCCAACCCACGCTTGGGCGACATTGCGTTGAACAAGGACTGCATTGTGTTCTTGACTGGTAACTTGACGACCGATGGTGTGGGTGACAACTTGAAAGCACATAGCCGTAACCGCTTAGTGCCCGTGACTATCAGCAAGCCCAATGCCGAGCAGTGGATTGAGTGGGCGATTACCAAGGACATTGCGCCCGAGGTGATTGCATGGGTGAGCCGATTCCCGCAGGTGTTGGCTTCGTATACCGAGGGTGGGCAAGCCGACAACCCTTACATCTACAACCCTAAGCGCAACCAAAACGCTTTCGTATCTCCTCGCTCTCTAGAGACAGCAGCCAACATTGTCAGTACCCGCAAGGATAACGATGCCGATGCGGTGATTGCAGCGTTGACTGGTGCTATCGGTGAGAGCGGTGCACGAGACATGCAAGCGTACATTGAGTTCGCCGACCAACTACCGACATGGGAGTCAACCATCGCTAGTCCTAAGACAGCATCAGTACCCACGAGCCCCGGCGCATGTTCTATCGTTGTATTCGGAGCCATCAGCCGAGTAACCAAGGAGACCATCGCACCATTCATGGAGTATTTGGAGCGGTTCGATGCCGAGTGGCAAGCGGTGTTCTGTATCAACATTGCCAAGGCGGTAAGCAAGCAGAACATTGCGTTCAGCAGCAAGGCGTTTGCCAACTGGGTAGCCAAGAACCAAGACTTACTGTGAGGTGATGTATGGGATACAGAAGCGATATTAAAGCGGTGTTCTACACCGAGCAAGAAGAGAAGTGGCCCGTGCTCAAGCTATACATAGACGAGAACTTCCCGAATAAAGAGTGGAGCTTGAAGCGTATTAAGAGTAAGCACTGCTACGGATATGTGTTCAGCGCAGAGGATGTTAAGTGGTATCCGAACTACATCGATGTAGCTGCGTTCGACAAGTTCGTTGCTGCGTACAGGGATTTAATATCTAGCGGGGAGGATTCGTTCCCGTGGGTGTATGAGTTTATACGCATAGGCGAAAACACTGAGGACATAGAGCTTGATAGCGAAGGTAACTGTAGCTACTTGCTTACTGTTAGTCGAAGCATTGAGACGGATTTTCAGGAGGACTGACAATGCTATACATAAAGATAGACAAGGCGTTAGAGGGTAGATTACCTGCTAGGTGGGACAGGGTGCAAGACATGCACAGGTATCTGCACCGGATGGGGTACAACTATCACTTGCATTTCGAGACCAAGATGTTCGCACTGAAAGAAGGGGAGCAGTACCAATGCGTGTTGATTAGGTGGGAGAACCGTGGAGACGGCAACAAGAGGAACGTGGTACTAGAGACATCCGACCCTGCGCAGATGGAGGCGGTGTTGTTAATGTTAATCAGTGAGGCCGAGATAGTAGAGAAGGCTATTAAATTAAGGAGCTAACAATGTTAGAAGAACGGAAATTACAGAAGGCGAAGATCACGTTGATGCGCAACCCTAAGTTCGCATTGTTGCAAGGCGTGATGATGGTTGGGCGTACTAAAGTAGCAGATAACATTCCTACTGCGTGCACCAACGGGCGAGATGAGATATACGGGCGTGAGTTTGTGAAGAACCTGCGTGAGGCCGAGCTTTGCTTTGTGATTGCACACGAGGCAGGGCACAAGATGTACCGTCACCTGACAACATGGAAGAAGCTACACGATGAGGATGCGAAGCTAGCCAATGCCGCTTGTGACTACGTCATTAACTGGATGCTCAAAGAACTCGATCCGACCGAGACCGTAATCGCAATGCCCATATACAAGGACGGCGAGATGCAGGGTAAGCCGATGGGTTTGTGTGATGCTCGCTTCAAGGGTATGAACTCCAAGCAAGTGTTCGACATTCTCAAGGATGAGCAAGAGGAAGGTGGTGGTGGTGGTGGTGGTGGTGGTGGAGGTGGTGGAGGTGGTGGTGGCGGTGATGGTCTAGACGACCATGATTGGGGTGGTGCTGAGGAGATGACCGCCGATGAGAAGAAGGAGTTGGCTAGAGACATTGACCAAGCTATCCGTCAGGGGTTGATGTCACACAAGAAAGAAGTTGGCGAAGGCGCAGGTGGGCTTGACCGTGAGCTTCAAGAGATGCTCGAGCCCAAGGTCAATTGGCGTGAGGTACTGCGTGACTATGTGAAAGCTATTTGCAGCAGCAAGGATACGTCATCGTGGCGCAAACCTAATCGCCGATTCCTGACTACGGGTACGTACATGCCTAGCATGATTGGTGAGAAGGTTGGGCATATCGTAGTAGCCATTGATACATCGGGTTCAATTGGACAAGATGAGTTGTCAGAGTTCTTAGCCGAGGTCAAGGGTATCGCCGAGGAGGTCAGCCCTGAGACTGTGGACTTGATCTATTGGGACAGCGAGGTGGCTGCGCATGAGACATACACCGAGGTGGAAGTACCTAACATTGTTAGCTCTACCAAACCCCGAGGCGGTGGTGGTACATCACCAAGCTGCGTGAGTACATATCTAGTTGAGAAGAAGATCGAGCCCCAGTGCATCATTGTTCTTACTGACGGATACGTAGGCAACGATTGGGGCAACGACTGGACTGCGCCTGTACTGTGGGCGATTATGGGAGGTAATGATGTGGTTGCACCCAACGGTAAGACAATTCATATTCAAGAATAAGGAGAGTGACATGATGATTGTGGAGTTAGGTTACACGAAGTACGTGATGAGCAACAAGGATGCGGTGACTATCGCCGACATCCTAGAGAAGGCCGAGCTGTATGAGCAGAAGTGGCGCAAGGAGGAGGACGGTGGTACTACCTACCATGTGTACGAGAACGACAAACAGTTCACGCTGACCTCGCTTACCAACAGCCTGTACAACATGGCTAAGTTGGCAGGTAAACCTGTTAAGGAGTAGTGAGATGTATTGGATAGGTAACGATGCCGCCGTGGACTTACATGCGAGTACTGATACCCTCAGACTAGCGTATGTGCGGCCTTACGGTGATGGGTTCCGTGTAGTTGTGAGAGGTACGGATAAGCAAGTACCGGTATTCATTACGTACGAGACCCAAGAGAAAGCTATGGAAGCAGCGATAGGATTTGTAAAACTTTTGAGGGAGTGAGTATGGCTATCAACCGAGATGCAGCCGAGTGGTTTGAACGCTTCGACCGATGGGAGGATGTAATTTACGGCGTGTTGAAAACTAAGGATGCTTGGCTAGTGCTGAAAAAAGACTACACCGGACTTAGGGGTACAGAGGCAACAGTGTTAGCCCGTGTGGATACACGAGTAGAAGCGATAGGATTTGTAAAACTTTTAATGGAGAAATGAAATGAGTATTAGTACATCAGCAGTGTTAGTGGAGTTGAACATTAGTGTGTGGCCTGCGTCTAAGATTGATCGGGAGATGACCGACAAGGTGAACAGTGATGCGGGTGCGGTGAAGGGTGCAAGTCAGACCAAGAAGAATCTGTTTGCAGGTACTAGCCTACGCAAAGACATCGAGAAGTTCGCATCACGGGTACGCCTGTATCACAATCAGCATACCTTACCGTGGGCCGATAAGGGCGAGCGCATGTTGCCGACCAAGCTGTTTATGGAATACAAGCAGACCATGAATGGGTTTGAAAAGACATTCGACATGATGTGTAACAACTTCTTTATCGAGTACCCACGCCTAGTAGCAGATGCGCCTACTGCGTTGCAAGGGCTATACAAAGCCGACGACTACCCCGACCTTGAGGAAGTCAGGAAGAAGTTTGGGTTCCGTCAGTCTATCAACCCTATGCCCGACTCAGGTGACTTCCGCTTGGATATACCTGCGAATGACTTAGAGGATGTGCGAGCTGAGTTCCAAGACAAGTTCGATGAGCGTGTCAAGGATGCAATGCGAGCCCCTTGGGAGAAGCTACACAAGATGCTAGTGGGTATCTCTGAGAAGCTAGCCGAGAGCAAGGACGATGACGACAAGAAGCGTTACCACGACTCATTGATTAGCAACCCGCTTGAGCTGTGCGAGCTGTTGACAAAACTAAATGTCACTAACGACTTAGTGTTGGAGGAAGCACGTAGGCAAGTAGAGCTAACAATGTTAGGTGCTAACTTAGAGTCTATCAAAGAAGATGCAGGGTCACGCAATGACCTCAAGGCTAAGGTCGATTCGATCTTAGGTAAGTTTAATTGGTAAGGAGAACTATATGAACCCGATGGAATTGAGCAACGTAATACGCCCCGATAAGGAAGCAGACAACTACGATGTGAATGGAATCATATCTAACGTGATATGGGAACTGGCAACAAAGAATCCGCTTTGGCGTTTCAAAGCAGTAGAAGCCCAAGTCGATGACTACGGTAGCGGCAAGCGTTGCATGGCGCATGGCTTTGAAGTATCCGTAAACGGTGAAAAGCTAGGGACTATCAAGCGAGACCACAAGTATCGTGAGGGTAGCCGTGTATCCATTATCGCAGTCAGCAACAAGCGCATACGTGATTCTATGCGGCGATCAAACTACATAACTACTACGGATGATAAGAAAGCCCTAGCCCTAGTGAAGAAATGGTTTTACCCTGAGTCAACGGTAGAGAGAATATCACAGGCTAAAGAGGCAGCACAGCAAGTTGTGTATGACATGGGGCGTGAGAAGAAGCGAGAGCAGAGTCAACACGACATACATATACGAGAAGCGGCGAAGGAGTTTATCAATACACCCGAGGGTTCCGCTGCGTTTACAGAATATGTAAATCGAGTCAATGACCCTGATGTGGTATTGGCTATGCAAGAGAACGGAAGGCTGATGGAGGAGAGTGCCACTATCGAAGACATCCGAAGCCGTCTAATGGACGGGAATGGAGAGACAGCGTTGATTATTGTAGATCAGGGTAAGTACTTAGTAAAAATTCTTGAAGATGTACAACTTTACGACGATACTACGCTCCCTTTCGACATGCGTGGAAAGCTAGGTATGTTGAAGTTAGTGCAGCCACGACAGTTTGTATCTAGCGTAGGTTGCCGAGTGAACAACGAAGTGTTTGTTATTGTTATAAATAAAGAAGGAGAAACAAATGAGTGAAGCTAATGGAATTGAATTTCCCGGTATGGACACCAAGGAAGAAGCTAAAGCTGTACAGGCTAAGGTGGAGTTAGTGATGAGCATGTGCGGTAGAGACCCCGGCATGAAGCTGGCGGTGCTTAGCTATGCGTTAGTGTTCACCTCGCTTGAGGCCGAAGTTACATTCGCTAGCTTGATAAAGAACCTTGCAGACATCTATGACGTGCAGTACCAACAAGGAGAAGGGGAATGACCTACTCTAAAGAACAACTTGACGACATGGTTGAAGAAGAAACGCCTACCATATTTGAACGGCTGTCGGATGGCTTTATTGATTTGATGACACTGCTTGGCATGGTAGCAACCGTCGCATTCGTTGCGGGTTACATCATTTACATACAGCCATCGAGCGTGGCGCAGTGCGAACCCACTAAAACCGTTTTAACTAAGAGTATTTTCAAATGAACAACACACCAGCATTTCCACTCCCTAACATGAACACAGGCATGACCCTGCGTGATTACTTTGCAGCCAAGGCTCTACAGGGGATATTGACAGACGCAGAAATTGCAATGGGTATTTCTGAAATAGCAGAACTAGCGTACAAATACGCAGACGCAATGATGAAAGCGAGGGGAGAATGACTCACTTAAAAAACGTATGGGAATGGCTGATAAACCACTGGGTGATGCCTACCCCTGCCGAACTCATCGCCGAGGAACTGATACAAGCGCAACGCACCAAGCTACGCCATCAATCAAGCATGGAGTACCACACCGCCATCGTTGCCTACAACGTGGCACGGATTAAACGCCTTGAGGGGTTAACCGCAAAGCAGGAGGTGGTGGAATGAAAGAAGCATTTGAAAAGATGACAGGTATGCCTGATGCGTGGACAAACCCTGCGCTGATGGTTTCACGAAACGCCTTTATTCAAGGGTGGGAAGCACGGGCGCAACATGATGTAGACGCAACCATCATTCAATACCACGAAGCCACAATCAAAAGGTTGGAAAAGCGTATTGAAGAATTGGCACAGCCAGCACAAGAGCCTTGGTGCATGAAGATGAATCGCTGCACGACAAAGTGCGAAGACTGCCCCGATGAGCCAGCAAAACGCCCTTGGGTGGGGCTGACGCATCAGGAGATATCTAATGAGGTAATTTCTGACGAGCCAGATTTTGTACAGGGGTTCGTTCAAGGCGCACGGTGGGCAGACGCCCTACTTGAGGAGAAGAACACATGAAGACAAGCATGAACACACCTCACCCCCCAAACTGGGCGTACTTCTATGAAGACACTCCTAAGCTATACCATGACAACGCAGGGAACTACCTGATTGGGTTGGCTAAGATTTTCGGCGCTCACCTATGT